AGTCAACTAAGTTTCAGTTTAGTTTTCCTACTCTGCCATTCTTGAGATATTTTGTTCAGGGTCTATCTATTCCTGGTGTATCAACTACAGCACCATCTGTTCCTTCTCCATTTGCTACAATGTATCGTCACGGTGATACATTGGTATTTGATCCACTGACTGTTACAGTTGTTATCGATGAAGACCTGAGAGTTTGGGAAGAAACATACAAATGGTTAGTTGCATTAACCAAACCACAAAATTTCCGTCAGTACATTAGAACAATCAATGGAAATGAAACACCATACCATGATGGTATCCTAACTATGCTGACCAATGCAAACATTCCCAATATTCGATACAAGTTTACCTTCTGTCACCCACTTTCTATCAGTGCAATTCAGTTCACTCCTTCCGATTCTGCGGACGTTATACTGACAGCAGATATTGTTTTCAGATATGATCAAATGGAAATAGAAAGATTACCAATTACTAGTTGACATACTGTCTGGAATACTGTATAATTAGACTTTAATGTTGAAAGGTGACACATGATTCCTCCAGTTAAGATTGACGATTTGATGGTGATGTGGGAAAAGGATGCAAAGGTGGATCCACTTGATCCTGGAGCATCTATGGCAGACATTCCCAGACTCCATGCAAAGTATCTCCGAATACTTACCTACCACAATCTCATGGTAAAGAAGTACAACAAAGAATTCAATGAATTGAAAAAGGTAAAATGGGAATACTACAACGGTGATCTGAATAATCCGGAAGACTTAAAGAAGCATGGCATGGAACCACAACTGAAGAAAATTCTAAGGCAGGATATTCAACTATATATTGATGCAGACAAAGACTTGAATACTGCATTGGCAAGAAAAGCAAACAATCAGGAAATTGTAGATGCCTGCACCTATATCCTGAAAGAATTACATAGCAGGACATTTCAAATAAAATCCATAATCGAATGGACAAAATTTACTGATGGAACATAAGTGAAAATAAGAATAGTAAACGTAAACGAATCATACATCAAAGTGAATTGTGAACCAAGCATTGCTTATGAAATAAGTGATGCTTTTACCTTTATGGTTCCAGGAGCACATTTTTCACCAAAATATAGATCGAGAATTTGGGATGGTAAAATCCGATTGTTCTCAGTAGCAACAGGACTTCTATATAGAGGTCTTGTGCAGAAGCTTATCAACTTCTGTGTTGATAGAGATTATGAATACGTTTACGACAATGAGTCTTACGATACTGAATTTTCCTTAAAGGAAGCGGAAGAGTATATCAAGAAACTGAATCCGGTACATGATGCAAGAGACTATCAGATTGATGGTTTCATGCACGCAATCAGGATGGGTCGTTCTATTATGCTTTCTCCGACTGCATCTGGTAAATCATTTATCATCTACCTGATTGTCAATTACCTACTTGAAAAGCAAGGACACGAAAGAGGTCTGGTTATTGTTCCCAAAATTTCATTGGTTGAACAGTTATATACAGACTTTGAGGATTATTCAGTAAACAATAAATTCGACACGGAGAAAATGTGTCATAAGATATACCAAGGGGCAGACAAAAAGTCTACTAAACCAATAACTATTTCCACTTGGCAATCAATTTACACCCTACCTAAGTCTTACTTCCACCAATTTGATTTTGTCATTGGTGATGAAGCACATGAATTCAAAGCAAAGTCTTTGATTCACATTATGACCAATCTCGAAAATGCTTCTTTCAGACTTGGCACCACAGGAACACTTGATGGCACCAAAACTCACGAATGGGTTTTGGAAGGTCTGTTTGGTCCCACAAGACGTGTCATTTCCACCAAGGAATTGATGGATCAAAAGCATGTTGCAGACTTCAATATCAAATGCTTATTGCTGAAGCATCCTGAAGAAGCATGTAAGGCTGCAAAAAAGTTTAGTTATCAGGAGGAAATGGACTACATTGTAAGGAATGAAAACAGAAACAATTTCATTAAGAACCTTGCATTGTCCTTGAAAGGTAACACTCTCATACTATATCAATATGTGGAGAAGCACGGAAACATACTATTCAATCTTATAAATAGTGAAAATAAGGGCAGGAAGGTATACTTTGTTCATGGAGGAACAAAGGTACAGATACGAGAACAAATCAGAGGGATTGTTGAAAAGGAAAATGATGCCATCATTGTTGCTTCATATGGCACATTCTCAACAGGAATCAATATCAGAAACCTGCACAACGTAATCTTTGCAAGCTCATATAAATCTAGAATCAAAAACTTACAGTCGATTGGAAGAAGTCTTAGAAAGTCCGATACGAAATCTAAGGCCACTCTATATGATATTGCAGACGATCTAAAATACAAGAATAGCGAAAATTATACACTGAAGCAATTTTCAATCAGACTCCAATTGTATATGGAGGAACAGTTCGACTTCAAGTTGTATAAAATCTCTTTAAAAGGATAACAATAATGGAGATGCTACCACCAGAGGAATTAAACCAGATCAAATTCATTAGAATGAACAATGGAGAGGATATTATCTCCAAGGTATCTAAAATGGTTAAAATTGAGAATGGTAAGACACACTATTACTTAGACAAACCTCTTAAAATCATCTATACTGTTAGACAGAGCTCGCCACAATCAGATGCTTTGGTAATTACTCTTGTCCAGTGGATTTTTGATTATGTCAGTGAGACTCAAAGTTTCTCAGTCTTGGAAGATAACATTATGACTCTATCCAATCCTTCTGCGGAAATGCTCAAGTATTATACTGAAGCAATTGAGAAGTACAATAATAGGAAAGATACCAAGAGAAACAAGATGGTTTCCAGTAATGTGGAACCAGATAATTCATTTGATAGTTTAACAGATGAAGAATTGGATGCTCTGGAATCTATACTGAATGAAATGCTACCAGATAAATCAAAATTACATTGAGGATAACATGACTAAGGAAAACTTTATAGACATAGATGAAGATGATGATGATTTTGGATTCTCATTTGCATCTGAGGATGAAGTCCTATCAACCAATATTACCTACTCTAGTATGAGTGAGGAAGTGGAAGCCTTAAAGTCTAGATTGAGAACACTAAGGAAAATCTTTATGCCATTACTAGAAAAACTAGTGGATGAACCAGATAAGGTATTCATCAAATGGCCTAATAGGAAGGATATAGTGGATAAACAGATCAAGAGATTGAAGGATTTAACTAGCGTCTAAGCTACCAGCTAAGCCATCATTATTAATCGGTACATAGCCAATGTATCAGTTGTCAAGCGAAATGTCAAGGGAAAAATGCATGTCACACGAAAAAAAGAAATCCATACATTATGTTAATAACCAAAAACTAGCAGAGGAAATCTCTAAGTATAGAGAATCCGTGGAGAAAGCGCAGAAAGAAGGAAAACCTGAACCAAGGATTCCTGATTACATTGGGAAGTGTATTTGGGACATTGCAGAGAAGTTGTCCACAAAACCATGCTTCATAAACTATTCCTTCCGTGATGAAATGGTTTCAGATGGGATAGAAAACTGTTTCCTGTATTTCAAGGATTATGATCCAAATTTCATCAGTGAGACCTCTGCGGCAAAAGGAACAGGTCCAAATCCATTTGCTTACTTTACTCAGATCATTTACTATGCGTTTATTAGAAGAATCAACAAGGAAGAAAAGAACAGATATATCCTTTATAAAAACTTCAATGAGACCTTATCCCATGTGGATCCTGCACTATTAGCAGATGGTGATAATAGGGAAGTTATTCCTACTCAAATGTACGAAAACATTAATACCTTTATGAAGAAGTTTGAGGAAAAGGAAAAGATGAAAAAGTTAAAGAGGAAAAATCAGAAGTAAGAATATTCTATTGACATTTTTTTCTGATATTGTATAATGTATCAAGAAACGGAATTAAAACCATGAATAACAAGAGTTCATATGTTCCACATCAAGTGGCACAGTTAATTGACAGTATGCTTTCCAAGGATGATAATGTATATCTCCGTGGAAACTATAGAGCTCGTCTGGATATTATCCAAGAGGAAATAAACAAGGCGATCCGAAAATATGATTATGAGTTGCAGCTATCGGATGCATCAAAACAAAAAACGAAACGAGCTTAATTATGAGATATATTATTGCACTATTAATTGTTATGATCACTACCAATGCATTTGCTGCCCAGGAAGCAGGATCCATAAATCTTCCAAATTACTGGAAGCTTATAAAGTACAACAAAGATAATAGTAGTGAATTTTCACATTGTTCTATAATGAATGAATGGGTTCCATCAACGGAATATAATAAGAAAAGGATGCGAGCATCGGTTCTTCATTTTGCGTTGAAAGTATATAAAGGAAAGAGTATGGAATTGCTTTTGGGTGGTTCTGGTTGGGAATTAAATCCCGCTACAAAATATACAATCAAAACTATAACATCCGATGGACAAAGTTGGGTCTTTGACCGGGTTACAGCAATAGATCAATCAATTCTATCTGCAATATTTACCCCTCAAGATGGTAAATGGTATTCATCCATGATGAGATCAGATTCAGTTGAATTTCTCATAAATGGACAATCTATCGGACAATTTACACTTGAAGGATCACGCATTGCATTTTCGGAACTATTGAATTGTTGGTCTTCTAGTCTAGATACGCAGAAATTTGATCCTTCATTTGGAGGTAATAAGTGAGCAAGCTTGCAATTATAACTGATACACACCATGGAGTAAGAAACGATAGTCCAGTTTTCCATGAATACTTCGACAAATCATTTAAGTGGTTTTTTGAGGAAATAGACAAACAAAACATTGAACACATCATCCACGCAGGTGATGTGGTAGACAGAAGAAAGTATGTAAACTATGTCACAGCACACAAACTCAGAACTCAGTTTCTGGATCCAATCGATTCAAGACGTATAGAGACACACATTATCTGTGGTAACCATGACGTAACGTATAAGAATACAAATTACATTAATGCCTTGGATGAATTGATTGGAGATCGCTATCCTTCCATTCATTTGTATATCAACCCAGCAATGATCAACATTGACGGTCTTGATATTCAGTTGCTTCCCTGGATCAATCAGGAGAACTGGGCAGATTCACACCACACCATTCAATCAACCACAGCTGAAATTTTGATTGGGCATCTTGAGTTGCTTGGGTTTGAGTTGTTCCGTGGTGTCACATCCGATCATGGTGAAAGCAAAGAATTGTTTTCAAAGTTTGATATGGTAATGTCAGGTCACTATCACCACAAATCAACGGTAGACAATATACATTATCTTGGTGCATTTACTGAACATACCTGGAGCGATTATAATGATCCTCGAGGTTTTCATATCTTTGACACTGATACACGCAAGTTGGAATTCCATCAAAATCCATTTGTGATGTTCAAGATGATATCCTATGATGACGTTAAGTATCCAGACATAATGGAGAAGATAGCACAGAAGGATTATTTCTCATACAAAGATTCCTACGTTAAAATCGTATGTGTGAACAGAACTAATCCATATGCATTCGATTTGCTTTTGGATAAGTTGAATAATGTTGGTGTGGTAGATATTTCAATCGTGGAAGACCTGGGTATTAATTCTGACACTGGTGTTGAAGAAGACTTTGATCAAACACAGGATACATCCGCAATCCTTTCCAATTACATAAAAGGATTGACATTACCAGTTGATAATAGTATAATGATAAATTACATGAAAGAGATTTACTTGGAAGCAATTAGTCAGGAACACGTAGAATGATACAGCATAAACATTTAATTGTCAGAGCGGAAGTTAATTCCCCACCACTAGCAGATCAAAAGGATCTTGTTGGGGACAACATTGTTCAATTAATCAGTGATTTAGGTATGAAAATTTTATCTGGTCCTCATGTTGAATATGTTAATGTTCCTGGTAATGCAGGTATGACAGCAGTTTGTATTATTGAAACTTCGCACATAGCAATGCATGTTTGGGATGAAGTGGAACCAGCACTACTACAATTGGATGTCTATAGTTGTAGTTCATTGGATGAACAAATTGTATTTGATTGGTTGAAGTTTTTCGATCCAGTGAGAATTGAATATAAGTATCTTGATAGAGAACACTTTTTACAACTGGTTAAGGATGGAACATTAGAAAAGAAGGATGGTTCTTTTGTTGTTTCACCAGGAGTAGAAATGTCCGAGAAAGATGATTAAGGGAAATGAATGTTAGTATTGCAGACAATAAGATGGAAGAATTTTCTAAGCACGGGAAATGCCTTTACTGAAATACCTCTCAATGAAGAATCAACTACACTAATCATCGGTGAAAATGGAAGTGGAAAGTCAACGATAATGGATGCGTTGACTTTTGTTTTGTATGGCAAACCTTTTCGCAAGATTAACAAACCAGGTCTTGTAAATAAAATCAACAACAAGAACTGCGTGGTTGAAATAGAATTTTCTATTCACAACAAAGAATATAAAGTGATCCGAGGTATCAAACCAAACATATTTGAGATTTGGTGTGATGGTGTCTTTATCAATCAAGACAGTGCATCTAGGGATTATCAAGACTATCTTGAAAAGTTTATCCTCCGAATGAACTATAAAACGTTCACTCAGGTCGTTATTCTAGGTTCAGCAGCATTCGTTCCTTTCATGCAGTTGACACCAGCAGATAGAAGACAGGTGATTGAAAACCTACTTGATATCCAGGTCTTCTCCACAATGAATATGATCATCAAACAGAAGTATCAGGTCAACAGAGAGGAACTTGAAAAAAACAAGATTGAGTCTTTGGGTAAAGTCAACAACAAAGACTACATGGAGAAAAATCTTGAAAGTCTAAGAAAGAATACTGAAGCTCAGATGGAAAAACTTAAAAAGGAAAGTGACGAATACCAAGAGGCAATCAATACTCTTTTGGATGATACAAATCTCTTTGAGCACAAACAAGATAGTGTTTTGAAGACTTATAAGGAACTTTTGGATAAAGATTTTGTAAAGACAAAGAATGAGTATGTTAAAGTCCAGGTAAAGATTGAATCAAACTTGAACAGACTCATTAAAGACATGAACATTTTCCATCAAGACGATTGTCCGACATGCAAACAGTCAATTGCAACCAATCACAAGGAGATTGCACTTGAGGAAGCAAACCTAAAGAAAATTAAGTATGAATCGGCACTGGAATCTATTGCCAAGAAATTGGAACATTTGGATAATATGATTGCTGAACAAAATGATGTAAATGCTCGTTTGGTTAAATTTAACAACGTAATATCTTCCAACAAATCGGAAATCAGATCACTGGAAAGAATGGTTGCTGCGATAAAAGATAACTTGCAATCGTTCAAGAATTCTGATATACTGATCGAAGACAATGAAAAGCAATTGGAAAACATCAAAGAGGAAATATTATCTCTGGAAAAGAGAAAACAGGAACTATTGGATGAAAGACAGTTGATTGATACTGCAACCATGCTACTCAAGGATGGTGGTATCAAAACAAAGATCATCAAACAATATCTTCCTATTATCAACCAGAAGATCAACAAGTACCTAATGAAAATGGGATTCTTTTGTAGTTTCAATTTGAATGAAAACTTTGAGGAAGTGATTCAATCAAGGTACATGGATGAATTCTCTTATCACAATTTCAGTGAAGGTGAGAAGGCAAGAATCGACCTTGCAATTCTTTTTGCATGGCGAGAAGTTGCACGAAAGAGAAACAGTGCAAATTGTAATCTGCTAATTTTCGATGAAATCTTTGATAGTTCCCTTGACGCAAAGGGAACAGATGATTTTATGACTATTATGCTAAGTCTTACCTCTGGTGAGAATGTAATTGTTATCAGTCACAAAACAGACCAGATCATTGACAAGTTTAGAAAGACATATAAGGTCACCAAAGTCCAAAATTTCAGTCGTGTTGCAGAGCACTAAATAAATGAAGTTAAGTAGTTAGCTAAAAAAGCACTTAAATTTCACGCAGAAAGGACATAACATGTCTAA